CACCATCATATCGCAAGGAATCGTGGACAGCATTCTCGACACCAACCGCGCCATGACCTATCCTGAACAGGAGACACTCGACGCGGCAGTGCAGGAATACAAGGTTGACTCGCAATACCAGATTGACCCCGTCGGCATACAGTGCCGCCGGCTGGAGGGCAATTTCCTAAACATCCTGTGGAGGGCGCAGTTCTACCGCAACCTGAAGAAATGTCTCGACAACGCGGGCATAAACGTGGCGGAGATGTACCTCGCGCCGCTCGTGCTCGCCGACAACGTGCTCACCGACGCGGAGCGCAGGGCAGGATGTGTGCTCGTCGACCTCGGGGCCGACACTACCACTGTTGCCGTGTACTGCCGCAACATACTGCGCCACATCGCCGTCATTGCGGCAGTACCCAAGCATTATTCGCGACCCATTGCCAAATGTGAACACTTTGCTCGTCTGGTTGTATTGCGCCACGCCGTGCAAAAGCTGCATCAGCGGCAGCACATGGTTGTTATACAGCTCCGGGTACGTCTTGCGCACAATGAGCACCTTGATTCCCGCCCATGCGCCGCAGAGTAAAAACGCCTTGATGCGCACCGCCCAGCTCTTCCCACCTCCACGCGCGCCGCCGTATGCCACATGGCGGTGCGTGTCCGTCAAAAACTGCCGCTGCTTGTCGCTGGGATTGATCTTGATCGTCCTCATTTTGCCATGTCCTGCATTGCCGTTTCAAATTCCACCCGCGCCCCGCCGTCCTTCGGCGCGGCGTCATTCCACCCGAATTTGCAGCCCAGCGCGTACTTCGCGCCGCTGGCTCTGCTCGTGGCGAGCTGCCGGATGTGGAATGCCTCGATCCGCTGCTCCGCTCTCATGCAGATCGGCTCATAGCCCGCCTGCTGCCGCAGCTCCAGCCAGTCTGCATCGCTCATGCCCAGCGCCAGCAGCAGCCCCGGCAGGCTCGGCGGCTCGATCCACTGCGTCGCCATCGCCTGCCGCTTGCCGTGCATCACCGCTTCCAGCCGGTATAAGGGGTGTCCGTAGCCGTCCAGTGCCTGCACGGTGATCGTCTCGCCGCCGACTACCTGCTCCTGCGTCACCGGCACGCGCTTATACACCGGCTCGTCGTAGCTGATCTCGGCAAAGTATCGCCGTACCGCAGACCCAAGCCTCGCAGGGCTGTCCAGCCGCTTCATCCGCGCACCCCCTTTTTCTTCCTGCTAAGAGTATAGCAGAGCCGACACGAAAATCTCTAGTGCACCTTCGCGTCGGCTGAAACCGTTGGTATGACTGGCTTTTCGCCATTTCTTCCAAATTCCAGAAAACGCAGATACGCCGACCGGCGGCGCTGAAGCTCTCAGCGCCGCCCCCTTTTTGCCCGCTCACTCCGCGTCGTACAGCGTCGTCAGCATACGGTTTATCTCGCACATCTCCCAATTCCGGCAGCAGTACTCCCGTATCTGCCGCTTCTTTTCTGCCATGCGCTCATAACGCAGGACGATCTTTGATCGGTTTTCCAGCCCCTCGCACTGGATCTCCCACTTGTTGTCCGCCTTGTAAAACGGGCAGCCCACGTCCGGGTTTTGCCATCCCTGCATCCTGCTCAACCTCCCACAGTTTGACGTATCGTATGTACTGCGGCTCGATGCGGCTGTTCTCCGCCCGCTCCAAAAGCGAGCACCCCGCCGGCACGCGCAGCTCGGCGTCGGAATGCACCGTGCGCTCATAGTCCGGCACAGGGTGGATAAGATTGCGGCTCGGCTTGTAGCGCTTTTCGTCCTTCCCCGCCCGCACCTGGCGCAGGAGATATGCCACTAGGTCGTTGTGATCCGGCTCATCCCATAGCCGCTTGGCTCGCACCTCTCCGCAGCGCCACTTGTCCGCGCACGCCTGCGCGCTGTCCGGGTCTACGATCACATGGTGGTGCAGGCGTGCAGGCTCGCCCGTCTTGCCGTTGCGGTCGGACGTGATCGCGAAATATCGCGCGCACGCGCCCCCCTTCGCGCGCGCGCGACGAACTCGCCGCAGCCAAAGCTCCAGCTCCCGCTCCGCCTGATCTCTGAGCGTGTCCTCTGTCAGCTCCTGCCCAAGTGCGCGCACCCGGTCTGCGAGCTTGCCGATCGCCTCGTCCGTGTAGGTCAGCTCCAGCAGCACGCCGTCTGTGCGGTAAAAGCTCGCGTTGACCATCCGGCATACCGCCCGCATACCCTGTCCGGCTTTCCGCTCCTGCCGCGCGATCTCCCGTCTCGTTTTTTCCCGGTTTTGTGCAATGGCATCCGGCACGCGGAATTTGATCTTCTCCACCGTCTGTCCGACGGTGTAGCATCTCACCTTCCACGTCCCTTCCTGCCGCACCGGCAGCCACCGTCTTTCCATCGCCCTGTCCCCTTTTTATATAAAATGGTCGTAAACCTTCGCGCCTAGCAAGTTCCGCTACGCGCCCGCGCGCGTATTTAATATAGTATATCGCCTGACGGCTTCATCCAAAGCAGTCCAAAGCTGCCCTCGATGAAACTGTCAGCCTGCGCAAGCCTCCCCTTGGCGACGCCTATCGCAAGCCTACCCTTGGTGCTCAAGGGGAGGTGGGCGAGCGCAGCGAACCCGGAGGGGATCAGAACCCACCCGTTCTGTGCCGCCACGCTTGCGCCCCGTCCTTTCTCACACGCCCCGAAACGTCTCCCGAACCTCCCCGCCGCGCGTCCGAAACGCCACCACATGGAATCTCCCCGCCGGGTGCACATACGTCACCCGGCATCGCTGCAGCTTGTTGCGCGTGTTCGGCTGCTTGCCCTCGTCGTCCAGTGTCTCCGGCGCTCTGCTCACGATGTCCCCGACCTTTAGCATACACGTTCCTCCTCCGTTTTCTCTAGTGCACCACTGTCTGGGATTTTCTCCCTACCGACCCGCTTGCCGCGCAGCCCGTTCGGCATCTCCTCCAGCGGCAGCTCCCGCCTGCGCTTAAATTCTCCCGCATCAAAGCCGCAGCGCTGGCACTCCGCCCCGTTGGGCGATACATACGCGCACCCGCCCTTCAAGCAGTTCCCGCGTGCCCGCTCTTCAGTGCCGCTCATCTCGTCCTCCTGTAAAAGGCTTTTTCAGCCCCGGTTCTGTCCACTCCGCCGTCTCTTTGCCGACGTACTCGCAGTACGCCCGCTCCAGCCGCGCGCCCGCGCTGTCTCCGGCGTCCGGCAGAAAGATCACGCGGTCCGCCGCGTCGATCATCGCAAAGCAGATTCGCATATAGTCCGCCGCCATCATCCCCTCCGGCAGCTCCGCCGGATTCAGCACGATGTTTCCGCACATCCGCAACCCCGCCGCCGCCCTTCGGAATTTCGCCTGATACCCCTGATCGCCCGTGATCTTCCCGGCAATGTAAATCTTCATGGCAATTCCTCCACATAGCACCAGCTCTGGGGCGGGCGCGTGATCGTCACAGGTTCTGCTCCGAATTTTGTCTGTCGCAAGCCGGTAAATTCGCGCAGTTCTCGCGGCGTATCGTAAATTTTGAGGTCGGAGATGTGCCAGCCGTACAGCCACTTGCCGTTGGCATAATTCTGGAAATCTTCCGGGTGCATACACGCACGGTCAAGGTCAAAATCGTTCCAACGCGCGTAGTCCTCATGTCGGAACGAGAAAATCGTATCATCGTCATACTCATCGATGCGGTCGCAGATAAACTCGCCAATGACCTTGCCCCATGAGCCGCGCAGTCTGCGTGCGTCGTTGCCCTGCGTGCAGTAGATATAGCACCTGAACGGCGTTTGCAGTTTTGGTCTGGTCTTTCTGACCTCAATACTTTTTTCT